GGTGGGCGTCTTTATCCTCTTTCATTATTTTACCTCAATTCGACATTGTAGAATATTGCTAAATTTGTCAATGAAGATGTCGTTTATTTCTACGATATGACAGCTTCCTTCATCCGCAAATCTAACATACCATGTGACTGCGTTTTTTTCTGTCTCTGCCCTGCTTACATGGTAGGCATCGGGGTTAATATGAAACTCCTTTAGCATTGAAACGCATTGTTTGATGATCCTGTCTCGTCTTGTCATACTCTCACCCCTTCGGATCGTGCCCAGTTATAAAGTCCTTCATCGTTCATTATCCATTGTCGCCGCTCTTCGTCATTGAAATAACGGGCATTCGGGCAAACGTGCTTGATGAAGGTGTCAATAACTTTTCGGTTCTCTGCTATGAATTCGCTCAAGCTCTTGGTCTTCATGCTGTTGCCCTCCCTTCCGCTTTCTTCTCGGCCTCGGTGTCAATGATTTCTCTATCCGTGGTCAAGCTCTTTTCGACAAGGTGGCGGCTTGTCATCTGGTGAACTTTCATGTTTGCCGTCGCTTCGCTCGTGGCAAAAATAAGGGCCTCGCCATAAATTAGATACTGCACTTTGAAGGGTCTCGTTTCGTAGGTCTTTGTTGTTGCTCTCATGGTCGTCTGGTCTCCCTTCTATTGTATTCTATCAACGCTGTTTCTCGTGGCCTTATCCATCTTTGCTCTTTTTTCTATTGCCTCTTCAATCCGGTCTAAAAGGTTTAGCTGTGTTTCCTTTTCTTCCGCTTTGGCCTGGGCCTTAAAAAGCGGGGTCTCTTTAAATTTCATGTCAACCGGTTTCCTCGTCTTCGGAAAGTTCCGCTTTTTAAATTCTTGGCCTAAATAAAGGGTTTCGTTTTCCTGTTTCATGGTCTCACCTGGGGGCGGGGCCGGATCGCTCCGGCTTCCGCTTGTGTGGGTTACAGTTCTTCGGCCTCAAGTAGGGCCTTGTATTCCTCATTCAAAAACTTTTTAAGGGCCTCCGTATTTCTCAACGTGGCCTTGAAAATCTTAGCCGCTTTCGTTCCGGCCTCATAACCTAAATTTCCAGCCCATTCCAAGGGGTCGGGATAGTCTTGGAGCGTTCTGGCGTCCATCGCTAAACAGTTGAGGACATCGGCGGCGGTTGGTTCTTCTTTTATGGCGGTTCCTTGTGAAAAATATGTAGTCATCCGGCGACCCTGAAAGTAAAGGATTGTTTTATAGTGGCGGGCGTCCTTCCAGTCGGGGGCGTTCTTGTTCTCCGGCACTCTCTCAATGTCAATCCTTATTTTGTGATTTCTAACAAAACCTCTAACGTTTCCTTTGTCGGCGTCTTCAAGGTCTGCGGGTGTGCTCTCGTTTAGGGCCTCTATGAAGTCCATCACATTCGGGGGCAGGGCATCAAACAACCATGCAGAGCCGTATCGATAGCCGCATTGTGGGCAGGGGCGGGTTAACATTCCATCGGGGTGTTCTGTCGGGTAAACCCATCCGGCGGCTTTTTCTTCGGTCTTGATCTCAATTATCCCATGCTCAAAATAACTTTTTTCGCCTTCGGTCTTGGGTTTATAAACTTCCCCATTCCTGGCGGCCTTGAAAATATCAAGAATTAAATAATCGACTGGATAAAGGTCGGTTTGAAATGTGACTTTCCCTATTTCAAGTAACTTGAGGAGCCTTTCAGCCCTTCGGCGGGTCTCGTCGTCCTTGATCTTCCAAACGTTAATTTTCGGTGTGATAATGGTAATTTTCTTTCTCGATTCTCCGCTTTCGTTCTGGTGACGACATCCGGCTTTTATGTCGTTCAAGTGGTTTTCTTTCCATACTTCTAAAAGGTGGGCCAATTTGCCAGTGTTCCAGTCTGGGCGGTAGTCAATCGAATTGTCGAGTAATAACTTTTCAAGGGTCTTGTTGATCTGGCCTCCGCCTCGGCTTCCGATGTTGCCACAAATGGAAAGACAAAGGGCCGGCGGGGTGATCGGGGTCAAGTCAACCGTTTTAAAGTTCTCCATTCCGCTTTTTTCTTTGATTTCAATTTCAAGGGTGATCGGTAGGGCGTGCGGGTCGTAGGTGTCGGGCTTGGTGCTTCCTATAAAGATTTTCTTTTCCATGGTCTTCTTCCTCCTTTTCTTTTTAATAAAAAAATATGTCGTTTCGACTTCTGTTCCCATAAATGAAGCGGTCTTTTTCGTCGGGATTTCCGGCGGCGTTCCATTCTGCACAACCCTTTTCAATCCAATAATTATAATTAAATCCGTTATACGTTCCGGTTTTTGTGAGGATTGTTTCAGCAAGATTTTTGAGGGCTTCCCTTTCGGTCTCTCCCCTTGCGTTCCTGATCGCTTCATTCAATATTTGCTTTAATTGTGGGGTCTTGATTGTCTTCTTCATGGTCTTTTTTCTTCTTTCTGGTTTCGTATGTTTCAACCTGTAATAAAGCATAACTCGTGCCAAATTTTCCGGTCAATTCAACCGCTTTTGTTGTCAAGTCCAGCGAAGAGAGGGCCGCAATTTGCGGCTTCGGTGACAATTTTGGGCATAGGTTCCGCTTTCGGCTTCTCGGCGTGGGTCTTCGCCTTCTTTGCCTTTTCGCATTTCAAAAGGTCTTGTTTGCAAGTTCCCCTTTCGATGTTCTTTTGACATACCGCTTTTGATACTCGCTGGTCTTTCTCTTCACAAAAAATAAACTCCATGGTTCGGGGCCTCCCTTCCGCTTTTTGTTATTCCTTCCCCAACTTTCGGGCGATGGTTCGGCACTCGTAACAGGTCAACCGGTCGGTGATCTGGCCCGCTCGGTTTCTCAAAAATTCGGCATTTGTTCCCCTTTGGGTGGTCTCTTTGATGTGCTTCAATTCCGCTTTCGTCAATTTCTTTTTCCAGTTCATAGGTCGTTTTTTCCTCCGGTGGTGTTCTTGTGTAGGGTGTTCAGTTCGTCCAGTCTCTTCTTTTGCCATTCGTTCAGGCGGTCGGGGGCTTCACTTAAAAAAATTCTCTCCCGTGAAAGGGATCGATGGAGTAAAAAATAATATGCGTCTTTGTAAAAAATATTCAATTCTTTCCAGTCTTGGGCGGTTAAGTGTTCCATTTTCTTCTTTCCTCTCTGCCTCCGGTGTCGTGTCGGGGCGGTCAAGTGTTATGTGTTATCCGGTTTTTCCTTATCCTGACGGGGTTAATCAAAACTATTTCTTCTTCCGGCGGAAAGTCATTTTCAAAATAGGTTACTTCGGGAAAGCCATTTCCTGACGAATGACTTCCCGTGACAAAGTCTTGAAAACAGTTTCCAAAGTCGTTTGTTGTGGCTGAGGTTTTCAGGCTTCCCCAAATATTGGGAAATATCGGGTCGTTCCAATCTTTAATAACTATATAAACCGTGTAGGGGCTTCTTAGTTCTTCAATCTTCGAGGATCGACAAGCTATAACTCGAAAGGGCGTTCCTTCGGCCTCCGCTCTCAAGGCTTCCCTATACACGGCCTTATGCTGGTCTGTTATCGTGTCATCATTTCTTTGTGAGCCGCTTAAACAAGAGTCAATCAAAATAGTTCGGGCGGGGCGGGGGGTCTGAAAACTAAAAACATCGATAAAGGGGCGGGGGTCTCCGTTTAAATATCGGTCAATTTCAATGTCTCCGCTGTCGGCATCAAGTTCTTTGTGTCGGCGGCGGGGGCTGTATGAGTCAAGGCAAGAGTCGAAAATTTCCGGCGGTTCGGGCGGGGTCTTTAAACTCTCAACAAAACTATCAAAAGCGTAACCTTCAAATTCGGGACATTTGAAAACTGTCTTTCGTGTGTCTTTTTTCAAAATGTGGTTTACTACGTCGGGCATATATAAAAAAGTCCGGTCGGGCATTTTATTAAAAATATATTCCTTAACGGTCATCATGTTCGGGTCTCCTATAACTGAATTTTGTCAAGTTCGGCGGGGCTAAAGGTAGCCGTAAAGCAGAGCTTGAAGGCGTCCATAGTTTTAAAACCTGCCTTTATGAGCTTGCAGGTTCCGATTAAGCGGCGGGTCGAGGGGTCGAAAGGAATTTGATTATTGATAATCTGTTTCCTAAAGCGTTCTAAAGTCTCGGTCAAGGTTCGGGCCGTGCCATCATCGACAAGGGCTTTGATTATTTGTTTCTCTGCCTTGGGGTCGTAGTCCATAAAAAAGGGCGGGATGAGTCGGTCAAGCAGGCTATCATCTGTTCGGGTGGTTCCGGTATATTGTCGGGCTTGTTGTCTGCCGTTCGAGTTCGAGCAGGCGATAAAAGAGGTTTCAGGGTGAACTTTAAAAACTCCGGCGGGGGTCGTAATATTTCGGGTGTCCGGTTCGAGGGGGGAATTGAGTCCTAACAAAACCTCTGGATCGGCTGAAAAAATTTCATCGAGTAGGATCAGGGCGGGGTCTTGTATCCATTGAAGGAGGGGGGCGGGCTTCCATGTGGTTGAGCCTTCTTCAAGGGTTTGAGATCCGAAAACCTGAGAATAACGCAAGCCGCCCGAAAAACTCATTGTGTGAAAGGGCTTTCCTATGTCGTGGGCTAATTCTTTACAAAGTCTTGACTTCCCACTTCCGGCGGGGCCAAAAATTACGGGGTTCATTCCAGCTAATACGGCTTTTTTGATTGAGTCGTAAATGTCGGGTTTTATGTAGTCGTGGCCGTTTCCATTGTGGGGGTCTTCCTGGGGCTGGTCGTGGGCCGTGGCCATCGTCGGGGCGTCTTCGTCAATTATGACATTGTGCAGGTGGCCATCGAGAAAAACAAAACCCATTTGTCGGGCGGTCTTTCTCAATTCGGATAGGCGGGGCGGGGTTTCGTTGGCGGGTGGGGTGGGTCTCTCTGCGTGGTTTGACATTGTTTTATGTCTCCTTTCCGTGAAAGATTTTAAAGGTTTAGCTTAAATATGCAATGGTCGTGCCAAATTTTAGACAAAAGATTATCCTTGAAATCATTGGGTTATTCGTAATGGTTTACATAATTCGGGAGTAAAATTGTTCAAGATTGAACTTTGGATTTACCAGTCGAGTTCATTTATGAACAACCAAAATATTATATTCCTGGCGGCGGGGTTTCCGGTCTCTCGGTCGGGTTCGGCGTTCCGGTCATCGAGGGGGGGGAGGGATAAGGAGAGGGAGAGGGGAGGGGGTAGGGGGTGGGGAGAGGGAGCGAATCAAGGGAGGGGCGGGAGTGGGTAGGGGTTCAAGGGGAGGGGCGGCGGTCTCTTCCTGGGGGTCTCCGGTTCGAGCCGTCGAGCGGGGCGGGCGGGCGGTCTCCGGTTCGATGTCGGGGTGTTCCTGGGGTCGTTCTTTCCAGCCTCCGGTGTATCCGATCTTCGAGCCTTCGAAGGGCCGTTTCTCTTCTCTTTTGTCTTCGGTAGGTTGCAGGGCGGCGGGTGGGTGAAGGGGTCAAGGTAGAAAGAAAATGACAGGGCGGGCGGGGTCTCTCTTCTTCCTGGGGGTCTCGGTCTCTTCCTGGGTTTAGATAGGGTGCAGGGTCAAGGGTTCAAAGTTTACATAATCTTTATTATGCGACATTGGAGCCTAAGATTTAACTTGACATTGTGGGTTTGATGCTGTAAAGATACCAATTCAGAGGGAAAGCGGGCGGCAATCGGCGGATTTAAGGGAAAAATGAACGTTTCGCAAACGCAAACGGCAAGAGTCGCAAGCCACCGCACCCATGGGCAGGGGTCACAGGGCAGGGGGAGCAGTCGTCAAGGCCCCGCTAACCCTAAGCCAGCACGTCACGTGGTAGTTACTCCCATTCACACTCAATTCCCGGTCTTCCTAAAATCCCTAAATTTTTTTGCATCGGCTTTAAATTCTATGGGAACCGTAGCTCAGATGGAAGAGCGTTGCCTGGACGCAGGCCGTGGGGGACGAAACGTCGCAGGTTCGAGTCCTGCCGGTTTCCTTAATTTCTTACACCCTGTAATATTCAATTACCCGAAGGGGGTAATGTTTCACGTGAAACGTGGAGGTTTGTGATGACCGAGTATAAATATGAGCGTGGCCAAGTGGTGACTATCAATCTGGGCCATGGAAAAACGACGGTAGCAAAATTAATGTCGAGGGACTACTGTCCTGACAATCCTCCAACGTGGTTTGTTCGTATGCCTGGCGAGATGGTGATTCACGAGGACGACATGACCCCGGATATTCCAAGGGAGTTTTGGGGTCTTTATTAAACGGAGGTTTTTATGCAACCATGTGATCGTTGTCATCAAGAATTTGAGGAAGTGATCGCTCAACCGGAAGGCGATTTTCTTTGTCCCAACTGTCATCGAGGTTTGGGGCCGGAGATCACCGATGAGGAGTATAATCGTCTTCGCATGAATTATGACGATGTAGATTTCAGGCGACTTCGGCATCGTTTTTGGGCACTTGGTCTGAAACGTCGGTATAATGTGCTCCGAACGATAGGGTATGTGAAGGAGGGGGAAACGTTGATCGAGAAGATCGAGCGTTTCAGGCTCTACAAGATTAAGGAAATGGGTCTTGATAAGGCACTCCTTGAGTGTATTGAGGAACAGGAAGCGGAAATTTTGGCCGAGAACGAGAAATCCGATTATCTGGCTCCGAAAGAAGAGCCCAGGATCGAACCCTCTGGTAGGGTTCATGCGGGAAGGGTCAGTCTGAAACAGGGGCCTACGAATCCGAACCCGAATCCGTGGGAGGACAGCCAAAAATGAAAGGAGGTTTTTATGTCTTGGAAAAGATGTGAGATTTGCAACAAGGATTATGATACAGGGGCGGATGTGTGTCCGAATCATACCGGGCACGTTTTGAAACCCATCCTTCACCTTCCGCAACCGGTCGAACCGGAAGAATCATTCGAGGTTCCGGCCCCAGTTGAGGCCCCGGTGATTGAAGAGCCGGTTGCAGTCGTGGAAGTGGCCCCGGAAGGGTCGCCCGTGATGGAAGAGGTTAAAGAGGAAATTAGGGCCTGGGCGAGAAGGTGGTTGTGATCGACCTTTCTGGACAATTCGACCCCTCGATGCCATGGCTGTCCTTTCCATCGCAAGAAAATGTTTGCGGGAAGGAAACGAGACTCTTAGGATTGGTAGGCGTGTCGTCGCCAGACAAAGGATCGTGGAAAAACTTCGAGGGGAATTCCCAGACCGCAAAATTCTGGTTGGCGGCCAGGTTGATATTAAAATATAAGGAGGGAGTATGATATTCAAGACGGATCATTTCGTGGCAGAACTTAACCGGGTCTTCGGGCCTCCGTTTTTACCGGCTGGATTTTTCAAAGCGGCTCCCGATGGGAAAGGGTTAAAACTCAAAATCGGCGACCGTGATCTGGAAGTCGATGGCAAAGGTAAGCTCCGGGCGAGCGGATCGAATGTTGGTTCAGGGAAACAATGGGAAATAAAACAAATTTGACGAGGCTCTTCATTATCTCTATCATCCTGGCAATCCCATTGACCTTGGCCGTCGTTGCAATCTTGTTCGGAGTGATCGAGAAGAAAAATTGGTTTATAGTCAGTGGAATCGTGGGGGGATGGTTCTACTGGCTTCTGATCTTGAGGCATTATTTTTAGTCTCAAGGCTCATCATCACCTCCTTACACCTTCGGGGCGTAGATCAGGTTAAACGCCCCATTTAGAAAGGAGGGTCAAGTGGAGAACGAGAACGTGGAGAAGGAAAGACCGGAGGAAGTTAGAGAGGCAATGGTGGCCAGGCCGGAAATGGCTACGACCAAAAAGATGGGTCAAAGACCAGGTGTGGGTGTGGGCCGGATTGTCCTGGTAAAGACAAACGACGGTGAACGGCCCATGTTGATCGTGAAGGTTTGGAATCCTACCACGGTCAACGGAGTCATCTTCCTTGATGGATGGAATGACAGGGGCCTCGCCATAATCGGGACACGAGAGGGTTCTCTGTTGTCCTGGGCGACTTCGATCCAGAGGGGAAGCGAAGTCAATCAATGGAGGTTCTATGACGATTAGCAGGAAAATTTTCGGTGAACTGGCGGAAGCGATACTTGAAGGCGGAGCGATCCAGGCCGTAAAGTATTACAGTCCGAAACTTAGGGTGAAGGCGACCCGGAGAATCTTTGGAGGGATCATCCGTAAGAACGAGAGAAATGTCGAGATTCTCTTTTCCATCGGGTCTCTGAATTATGCGGAATGGAAATTCTCCAAACAAGCGAAGAAGGCTGGCGAGCCGTTCCCGATCAAGAAACTGCAACTCAAATGGTTGAAGAAAAAGAAGAAATAGGGAGGATACCATGGACTTGGAAGTTTTGGGGAGGATCGACATCGTGGTGATGAAAAACGGGAAGTCTCCGATGAAAGTCGAAGGTCTGGACGAGTGGCAAATTCTAAACGTCCTCTCCTCGCAGATTCACCACATCAACATGAGAATGGCAGAGAAGCCGATGAAGCTCGACGAAATGACGAAGGGGAAACTCTATAAAGCCCTCAAAGATATTTTTGGGACGGAAGACGGGTTTCCGATCATCAATGCTCTTGCCTGGTGTTTGAACCGGGTCGTTGCTCGCATGGCTCGTGACAAAAAGAAAGAAGAGCCAATTATTTTATCGCCCGATGCCTGGGGCGGCCCTTTCATGTAAGGATGGCAGAATGAGACCGATTAAGAATGTTACAGAGAGACATCTTGAGGCTTATCGTCTCTGGAAGATTTTTCAGAATCATCAAAAGGTGGCCGACGAGATCGGTGTCCACGTTGACACCATTGCGAACTGGTCATCGTTTTTTGAGTGGAGAAGAAAATTTGCGGAAGACATCGCAAACGGAGACGGCAACACGATGGCCATCGTCGCCGGTTTCCGAAAGAATGCGATTGTGGTTACTGACCTCATTCAGGGCTGGACTGTAAGACTCGCCAAGATGCACCAGGAGATTATCGAAGAAGACAGGGACTTCAACGAAGAAGAGAAACAGTTAAGGGATCGCTACATATCGGCGATCAAGACATTTGATCCGAGGGCAATGCAGAACCTACTCGCTTATCTCAAGGCGAGTTATCAATTCGATTTGGGAACCGGCGGAGGAAATGAGGATGATCGGCCCCCAGATCGACCCGGAGGAGAGGCCGGGATTAACTTTAGAGGCCCGACGCTCGTGATGTTCGGGCCAGGAAAGGGAGGAGAGAATGGGAAAGAAAAGCTCTTTCAACTCCAAGGGACGGGATCGAAATCGAGAACGAGGCTCATCGGTCATAGGGTCGTTGAACAAGACGGCTTCGGAGTGGACGGCGAAGAAGTATGCGAAGGAATCGGCGAAGATGGCGGCGGGGGCAATGGCAAGTCTGGGCCTGAGCCCATTGATAAACAAGGAGCCTCCACCACCGATCACGATAGAACTGCGGATTCTCCGTGGGCATGATCCCCAATTTAGGATCACGATAGAGGGAAAACCATGAAAAGAGCGTTCACCATTTATTACAGGGAGCAAGACGGAGAGATTGGAGACATTGATTTCTCGGAGGAGTTTAATAGAGAATCATCCCTGATGAAGGCGGATGTCATCGGGGACTTGATTCAAGATATGACGAAGAGGTATAACCTTTACATTCAAAGAGGAGTCGTCGGAGGAGAAAGGAGATTAAAGTCATGCCAGGCAAACACAGACCACATACGCCATACACTTCGGAAGTTCAGACGACCGCCGGAAACATCGCCTTAGCCGCACGGGAAGGAAAATTCCCGAAATCGAAACTCAAGGGAGCCTCGAAGGAAATGGCCAAGGGAATGACCATGAAGGAACTAAAAAGTCATTCGGCAGAGGCGAAGGGAAAAGACCTTCCCCACAAGACAACCAAACGGAAGATGGATCACGCCGGACATAGCCGGTCTCATCGAAACGGGAAGTGGTAAAAGGAGAGAATCCAGATGGCAAAACTCAAATATGGTGATGCGAGCGAAATCGCAAGATTGGAACAGGCGGCAGGTTTGGAGCCAACGCCCGCTCCTGCTCCAAATGAGGGTAAAACCTCTCCTGCGGAGCCAGTAGGAATGGAGCGTTCCTATAAAGGGCCTTATGCAAAAGGCGAAACCAAGTCCGGGGAAAAGGCAAGGTTATGGGAAGGCCCGAAACCCTGGCGAAAGAAATAATTAAAGTTTGAGATAACCGGTGAGGGTGGCCACCTGAACCGGTGAATCTCCCCCAAGGAATAGAAAAAGCCCCTATCCGTGTCACGGGACGGTAGGGGCTTTTTCTTTGGGGTGAGAAGACCATGGAAAAAATGAATCCTAAAAAATTGATTCTTCGGGGAGATCGACCCAAGGATTATCTTGCCCAAGCGAAACAGACCCTTTTCCTTTTGAAAGAGCAACTGGGAATTCTCAATCTCGATACCGGGACAAGAAGAATAAAACTTCGATCAGGGGAAACCCTTACTGTTGCTCAGATTGCGGGTCTTCTCGATATAGTGAGGGTTTACGATCCGCCAATGGCGGGAGAAGAAGAAGTGTTTGAAGAATATCTCTTTCCCGTGGGAGCCATGGTAACGGTTGACATTAGCGAGAAGAAAATTTTTTGGACGAGCGAGAAGCCGAATCGAAATCTCTTTATCGATCTTTCCACGATTTGTCCAACCATGTATTCTGTCGGCCCGATTGCAGTTTTGGATTACGAATGCAGGATTGGAGTTTTCTTTTATCGAGCGACCTCTTCCTCGAATTGGACGGTTGTAAAATTTCAAGTCACCGATCCCGTCGTCGAAGTTTTTTATACCTGGGGCGAGAAGAAACATCTAAAATATTCCTTCAATTATATCAATACGGAGACTCTTTATTTCTCCCTGCAAGGAGGACAAGACGTTTACATCCCTGGAATCAGCCTCCATTATGGCAGTTTCACTTATGACTCTCTCGTTCTTTCATGGCAACAATTCGCCGCCTATCATATTCGCCATGCGGTTTGTTGGTGGATTCCTCCCGATCCCAATAACCCGGTATTCAGTCTCACCGATTTAAAATGGCACGCTGTCTCCCATACGAATATTGAAATTGGGATTAAAGGATGGGTTGGCGGAAGTCCCCTATCGACAATGTGGTGGCTTAATCATTGGGTATGGTATTGGGCGGAGTCTGGGGTTACTGGGGTCGAGGGTGGGTGGACACGAGTGATCGATCCGCACGATTCAGATATGCAATTTGTTGTTACAGGATATGATCCCCCCCATGTGGACTGGTGGTGGGAAAATCATCTTTCGACGACCGATCATGGATATGGGATGTCTAAGTCTGCCATTCTTCAAAAAGGTTACATCGATTATGACGCCGATCCTCCGAACGGCCCGTGGAATGTGGCATGGATCGCTCTTCGTCACACAGGTTGGTATTGGGGAAGCGATCAGGAGTATGAGTTCGCTATTAACTGTATGTCCTGCCATCCTCTCTTTAATGAAGACTGGACGGGCATTAAGGGATACCTCAAGGTATGGGCCTGCCACAAACATGATGTGATCCCGGAACAAGCGAGTCAGCAAGTTTGGAATTCATCCTATGCGGTCGTGGTCGATAAAAGCGGCACGTCAGATTCTTATTATACCGAACGGATTTATAAACATGATTATTCCCGAAACAATCTGGCCGTTCCAAACCTAACAAAATGGCACATCAACTATCATCGGGGTTTTGATTACAACATTGGATCGACCGGTGCGACTCATCGAAACACTCTGGGCGGCGGCAATTTGGCCCATGCGGAAGCTCACGATCCTTGGGCTGGCGAAATCACAAAGGGAACGGTTTATACCGATTTCTATTTCGCAAAAATTGCACCCTATATTCAATGGAATGGATGTTATTATTTTAAGTATCCAGCGAAAGACCTCTATGGCCATTCGGTTGAAGGTTCACCCGATCCCATTCCAAAGATTCTCCTTCCCTCACAAAGATATATTTTCGGCCCGGTCACTCTTCACGGCGGAGGAAAAGAATTAAATCATCCCTACGTTTGGGGTTTTATTCTCAGATCAAAATATACTCCGGTTGTTCTCGATGCCACGCCAAGAGATGCCAATGGTAAAACGATAAGTCCTTCGCCTTATGACGTAAGACTTAATGGAAGGAAAAGAGGCCCCCATCGAGGAATTTATGATTTTTATCAGTATCTTCATCAAGGATTCATTGAAGCAAATTTCGGTCTTATGCCCTTAAAGAAGGTGAAACTAATTCCATGACCGCAGAAGAAGAGAAATTTTATCGAGTCGAACCCACCGTGGATTACTCGGTGAAATACGACTATTCGGATGTCCCGACGATTTTTACTTTTTCCCAGGACGACCGGAGCATCATGCGTGGCCTCATGGGGCCGTTTGGTTCCGGGAAATCTTCCGGTTGCATCATGGAAATCGTGAAACGAGCTCAGGAGCAAGCCCCTGGACGTGATGGAATAAGGCGAACAAGATGGGCGGCCATCCGAAATACGAACCGGGAACTTGACGACACAACGCTTGTCACCTGGTTTCATTGGATCAAGGAAGGGCAATTCGGATATTACGAGAAAACGCCTCGAAACTTCATCCTCCAATTAAAATGCGGCGACGGCACTTTTGCGGAGGCAGAAGTTCTTTTCCGGCCTCTCGATAAACCAGACGATGTTGAAAACCTTATGTCTCTTGAATTGACCGGGGCCTGGTTCAACGAGGTTCGCCACATCCCGAAACTGATCTGGGACACCATGATCGGTCGAATCGGTCGCTATCCTGCCATGAAAGATGGCGGCCCCACCTGGTCGGGAATCATCGGAGATACTAACCCGCCGGATACGGATCATTGGTATTACACTCTCTTCGAGGAAGACAAACCAAGGGTGTGTCCAGAATGCACGAACCCGGATGGCGGCTTTGTGATGTTCATCCGTGATGATCCCAAAAACTATAACCTCCCTCTTTATTGCCCTAAGTGCGGTCGGAAGGAAGAGGAGGGCATCCCAATGACACAGATTTATAAGCAACCGTCCGGTCGGAGCCCGGAAGCTGAAAACCTTCGTAATCTGCGACCGGGTTATTATTCAAATCTCATGGTTGGAAAGGATCAAGGATGGGTCACGGTATATGTCGATGGAAAGTATGGCTATGTGAGAGACGGCAAACCTGTTTACATGAACTGGTCGGATTTTTTCCATCTTGCCCAAAAAGATATCGAACCTCATCGGAGTTATCCCTTGATCTGCGGTTACGACTGCACGGGAAGAAATCAAGCGTGGGTGGTGAATCAATGGTTCCCAAACGGAAGGTTCAACACCTATGATGAACTTTATTCGGAGGACACCGATGTTCGGACATTCCTGAGTGAAGTCGTTAAGCCATTTATGACGGCCAAATATCAAGGACTTCCGGTGAGGATCATTGGAGACCCCGCAGGGAAAACCCGTGCCGATACAGATTCAAGTAACGCCTTCAAGGAAGCCAAACTTCAAAAAACCATCATTCACCCGGCCTATTCAAACACCTGGGACGCCCGTTATGGTGCTGTAAACCGCCTCCTGACCGGGACTCCAATAGATAACCGTGGTCGATACCAACTTAATCCTCGATGCAAAATGCTCCACAAGGGATTTCTCGGAGAATACAGGTTGGATCGAGTGCAGGTCACGGGCCAAGAACGCTTCAAAGATCAACCAGCAAAAAATAAGGCTTCCCATCCGCATGACGCTCTCCAATATGCGGTGATGGGAACGGAACGGTCAATGGAAGAATTCGGACGTAGTTCACGACCGGCAAGATCGGCACAACCTTCTGCACCCATGGGGGCGTTTACTTAGAAGAGTTAAATGGAAGACGAAGAAAAAGAAAAAAGTGAATCCGATTTAGAACCTAAAGATACTCTTGAAATAAAATATCCATGGGGTTTTGTCGTTAACGTCAAGCAAAGCTCTGGCAGACATAGAATTTATAAAGGGCCAGACGGTTCGATTGTCGAAAAAGACAAAAGTTAAAAGGAGATCGCCATGGGACTTATTCAAATGAAATCTAATCAACAAATGGTCGTGGAAGAAGAAAAAGCCATCCAAGACCTAATCTCTTTCGAGGAAGAAAAAACGATCACTCGGATCACCGATAGTCTTTCTTCTTATCTCCATAGTGCGTTTGAGGACGCCAAAAAAGAGAAGCGAGCCGTTGAAAACCAAATTCTCGATAACATGAGAGCGATCAAGGGAGAATATGATTCGGCAAAAATGGCGGACATAAATAAACTTGGGGGTTCTACAATTTATATGATGCTCACCGAAACCAAGGCTCGTAATTGCGAAGCCTGGGTGAAAGATATTCTCTTCCAGCCGAACAATATCCCATGGGACATCGAGCCAACCCCGATGCCAGACCTGCCCGGCGATCTCGAAACCACGATCATCGAAGATTTCATGCAACAAACGGTCGATACCGTTATCACCATGTCCATGCAAAGCGGGGTTCCCGTCGATCAGAACCTTCTCAGCAAACGATTAAAAGCCGCCATCCCCGAAATTAAGGCGGGGGCGAAGCAGGCAATTAAAAATTATGCCAAGGAAAAGGCAGAAGAGATGAAAGACCAGATCAAC